GTTATCTCCATTCTGTGCAGCTGCAAAACTAAAATCTTTAAATTGTTGTAGTTTTTCTTCTTCTGCTTTAGCGTTAACTACAAAAACACCATAGGCATTTTTAATATGTTGTATAGGATCTATATCTACATCAACAAAAGTACCTTCACGTTGATCATAGAAACTACCTTTCTTTCCGTTCCTATAGGCATATTTACTAAACTCAAGATCTGCCATATGTTCACGTCTCAATGCTTCATTAAACATTGAAATCATAACAGTACTACCTAATTTAGCCCTATAAATATTCTGATTAGCATTAGATACAGTTTGACTACTAGATGCAGCACCAAATCTTTCACTATTCATATTAGCTACATCCCATGCTTCAGCTCTAGATTCTCTACGTATATCCCATAAAGTTTGAAGATAATCAGCAATCTGAGGACCAGCAACAGTTCTAAGTCCTTGTAAAAGAACTTGTCCATCTACTGCTGTATCATCTACTAATAGTTTATCATCAGCTTTCATGTGCCGAAGTTTTTCTATAGTAGTACCCATAGCATCATCATTAATCAAACTTTGAGGTATTTGAGTAATAGATGGAAAGAACTTAGCAATCTCTCTTTCAATCCTAAGTAATAGAATACGATCTACTGCTAAATAAGGTAGTAAACGTCTAGGTATAGGATTAAGTGCTACTCCATCCATAATACCACGTTTACCACCTATAGGTAGCTTACATGTATTAGTTACTTCATCGTAACGCTGAATCTCAAATTCTTTAGGTTTAAAATAAATACCTACATTCTCATCACCAAACCTTCTTCCTAAAAATACTTTTTCAATCCATAATGACTTAATTTTAATATCACCTGCCTCAGGCATTAGAACATAATCCTTAGGAACAATCATAGTAGCTATTTGTCCCATAGGAGTCATATACGTAAGTTCCTTCTTTTCAACTTGTGTTTTAAATACTATATTCCATAGTACTAAATCCTCATTACGAGTAGGAAATTCAAGTCTAGATTGATCAGATGTAAATGAACCTTGTAGTTGATCAAATGCACCAACCCTAGTTCTAAGGAAATGAACAGGTGCACTAATCAAACCTGATCTACTATCTACAGAAATACTACGTAAATATTCTAGATCATCTTCTGATAGTTCATCATCATTACCATAAGCAGATAAAAACTGTTGGAATGATAATTTAACTTTCCAAATAAAAGCATCATCATCTTCATTAAACTGTGATCCATTACTAATAGGATAAGCATTAAGAGGAGATATAGTTTCTTTTATTATTTCATCATTTAGAATATATCTGTAGGTATAGAACTCTTCTGTTGCCCACCAATAAAAGAACCATTGTAATCTCTGAGTTTCAAAATCAGTAAGAGCATTAATAAGATTAAGTGTATTTTGATCTTGAATAGCCTTATCATCAAAGAACTCATTAGTAAAGTTAGTAGCCTCTTGTTGAAAGTCTATTTGCTCTACATCAATTCTTCCTTCTTGTTGCTGTTGTTCTACCATTGCAGCAAACTTCTGTTGCATTAATCCGAATACTTGTTCCTGTACTTCTACAGTACGTCTCATTATAGCATCAGGATCTTGAGTAGTTACAAAGAACTTATATGGTAGTTCTAAGTATTCACCTAGGTTCTTTTCACGAATAGGTGTAATAAAATCAGTAGCACGTATCTCTCCAGGTAAATCTTTAAGAGGTTCTCCATCTCCTGAAAATGGTTGAAGTACTTCTTGAAAAGTCTTTTTAGCAACTATACCATTAGCTGCATTAAGGTTTTCTTGTGTATAAGTTCTATTATTAAGACTAATACCTTTTTGAACTAGGTAGTCATACATAGGTTTATACCAATCAGCACTATTTCTTACTGTATCACTAACCCTTTGTTCGGGCATCATTTTTTCCATATCAATTATGTCTATATAAACCAAGTGATCCTAAAACTGTTTTACCTGTAGTTGGAGCTTTAGGTTTACTCCTTTTAGTTCTATATGAAATACGTTGGAATACCATTACTCTCGCAGTAGATATTCTATCAAAATTACCATTCTTTCTAAAAGTAACAAGTTCCCTTAAAAGTCCTAAATCTTGTATATAATGTAAAACGAATAAAGTTTTTCCATTATCATCAACACCTACTTTTTCATAAAGATAATCTCTGTAATAAATAAGTCCATCTTCTGCCTTACTTCCACTACCTATATTAATACCAAATGGAGCACTATTTACATCTCTACCAGCAGTTACTACAAACGTAGGATCACGTAAAAGTAGATGAAGTTTCTTAGCACGTCTAAAGTCAGCAACAATTGTACCCCTATCTGTTTCAGGTAATGCTTTAGCACGATATCTTTCACATCCTGCAATAGCAATACTAGCTGCTGTATCTTCACCAGGTGGTCTACCTATGAATTGTGCAACTAGTATATCACCAGCACTATTACTAATATCATTAGGATACATGTATATCTGAATACATAGTAAGGAGTTTTTAGTAGTAAGTTCTTTCATTTCTTTATCCTTACCAACAGGGTCAATTGTCATGTAGTAAAGATCATTAGGTATTTCACCATCTATCTTAAAAGGAGGATAGTACTCTCTCCAACAACCATGTAAATCTTGAGTAAGTTTAAAAGGGACTTCATTAATGTAAGGATGTACTTTATTACCTTCTGCTTCTAGTTGACCATTAGTTTTAAACTCAATTCCATTAGCACCATAGACCATTTGTCCATCTCTGAACTTCATACTTCTTTCTCTAGTTTCAATATCTTTTAAATGATCTAATAGTTCAGCAGAACTAAAGATGTTCTCATGACCAGTATTAAAAGCTTCACTAGGAGAATTAGCACGTTGTCCTACATAAAGTAAATATTTTTCAGTAGTTCTATTCTTCTTAGCTAATTCTTTTTTAGCTTTATCTATATGAAATGATTTAACAACTAAACTGTTACCATGTTCATCCATATGAGGTTCATAGTTCCATATCTGTGGATGAAAGAAACCACATACTTCATATCTTGCAGCATCATCCCAAACATTCTCAAAAGGCATCATGGTATTACTAGCAGGATTATAGAACAAGTTAGAGAAAGGACGCCAATCAGCATCCTTTGCTCCACCTGTTCCATACACACGAATAGTACCAGTAGACATATCTCCTGATTCAGTACCACTCATTGCAAGTTCAATAGCTTGTTCTAAGTTAGGACAATTATGTACAACAGTAAAATCTTCTAGTAATACAAGATGATCTTTATCTACTGTAAATCCATAATAATCACCTTCTCCATATTCTTCTACATCAAATCTTGTTTCAAGAGGATTCTTTTGCAAAGTAGTACGTTGTTCTGCTTGTTTACGAAGAATTTTAGTAGGTATTCTATGTACATCACTAAGTATAAGAGTTCTATAATATGTAACACCGTTTATGACTTTTTCACTTAAAGTAGTTTTCATACCTAAACTTCTAGCTATATAAGCTATAGTTTCAGCAAGTTGATATTCTTTTTGTATTACTTCAAAATTACCTTTACGTACATCATAATTTCCATCAGTATCAATTACCCCTGCTAAAAATTCTAATCTACTTTGTGTATCTGTAAAAATATATTCATCAGGAACATACTTATGTCCTAATACATTCATCCTACCTAATTCACTTCTAAACCAATTTTTCTTATCGTCCCAACCTCTAATACATACATCTATTGCTTCACTATTATTATTTTTCTTATGATAGATTCTTAAATTATGTTTCTTTGCATAAACACTTAAATAATCAATAACTTCTTTATCTATATTAGTTATTTGACTATCGTATTTATCACCATCTCCAATCCATAAACCAAATATATAAGATTCAATTAAAACATCTTTGTGTTCAAATTCTACTCCTACTTTTTCAAGAGAATATAAATCTTTTTTTCTAGGACTAATTTGTAACATAGATATATATTCATCAGCCGTCATTAATTTAGGCACTATTGTATTCTTAGTTTGTGCTCTATATAAAGTATGTATTCCATGTTTACTATTAATTATATGAGGTATGCCATTAAGAGGTATTATTTTATATAATTTATCAACACCTTGTTGAGTAGCTAATACTGTTCTAGGAGTACTATCTCTACCCATCAATAAATCACCTACTTGAATATTTTCAACTTCTTTAAGGTTGCCGTCATACATAAGAAATCTAGTACCTTTTCCAAAACATTTACCTGCTTCTTCATAATCAATTTCTACTGCATCTTTACCAATAGGAGCACTAGGGTTATTAAATAGAGTAACACTAAGAGCTTTACTTTTGAAACCATATTTCTTAGCACCCTCTCCTCTTTTCTTATAACCTAATTCAATAGTCTCTAAACTCTGACTAATATAACCACGTTTCCAATATGTCTTATCTTCATACCAGTCTAGATTAGTCTTTAGCATGTCTGATGTAGCACCAGGTTCTGTAAGATAATCTGTAAGATATGCAGCAAGAATAATAGTTATATTAGGAGTACTATTAATAGTATTAGCTGCTTGTGAACCACGTTTAAATGAATAACCTTTACGTCTAGCCTTAGCTTTACAAAGATGAAAATCATTAGCTGATACAAACTCATCAATCTTAAAGTTCCAATAGTCACCATCCCAAAACTTAGGAAACCCTGCAACTTTCTTACCCTTCTTTCTTTTACGTACTATTTCTAATCTTTCTTCTTCTGTAGGAGTTCTCATTATTCTACCATAATTAAGATAGTTATAATGATCTCCTGTTATTCTAAGAGGTAGAAGATACGTTTCTTTAATAAATTGTGGAACATTAGGATCATTATACGCATCAATATATTCAACAGGTAGTTTACAATTAAGTGTCATACCTGCTTGACGCCTATCTGTTTCCCTTTGCCAAAACTCCTTATATGCTTTACTTCCTTTAGTAGCAAAAGTATATACTCCATGTTTTTGATAATGTTCTGCAACTCTACTAAATTCAACAGTATTAACAAATACAAAATCAATATTCATTAAGAATCCACCAGACCTACCAATAAGAAAATCATTATCATCATCTACATAGCCTTCACTACTAGCAAATGGATAAATAGATTTATCCTCATGAATATAATCTATAAATGGATGTAGACCTTCTACATATACTTCGTCTTGATAAACCATTATCTAATAGTATTTAACCATGTTGTAAGTTTACCTGCATTACCCATAGGTTCCCATTTAATATGACAATCAATATCTTTTGTTTGATAATTAGTAGGAAATACATTTTCATAACCAGGATATATAACAACTGATCTAGCAGGATTTCTTCTAGCTTTTACAAAAGCTTCATTAAACTTCTCACGAAATTGTTCTTCTGAATGTGGAAGATAAATCCTTTCATCTTCATTAGGAGTAAATCCTAGTTCTTGTTCGATCTCTTGTCTGTATGTCATGTGTGTTTATTTGAGTTGGATATGCTTCATTATCAGTAGAAACTATTGTATAACCTTGTTTTGAAAGATCTTCCAAAATAGTACTTTCAGGTATTTCAAAACTTTTAATTAGTTTACCAAAATCATCATGTTCACCTTTGGTACCAGTTACTAACTCTATGTTAGCTGTACGAACTAATTCTTGTTCAGGTGAAAGACTAAGTATATTACCATTAGTAATATAAGTTATTGCACCACCATTAACTTGAATACTCCAACCTTCATCTAAAGATTTAAGTACAAGTTTATTTCCTTTCTTATCAATCAGTTCAATTACTGCCATGTTTGTACCTCCCTTAATACTGTTGCTAGTGAATATGCTATTGCTTTCTTTTGTGTGACATACCTAGCCATATCTCTACCATTAGATATAAAACATACTTCAATTAGTACTGTTTCACTAGGTATAGTAAAGAAAAATAGTTTCTTTCTAGCACTTTCTCCTTCGTGTCTAACACCTCTTGATCTAAGATTAAATGCAACTAAAGCATTAAGTAACTTTCTAGCAAGCACACTTTCAAATGCACTAGGACTATCAGGAATTAATACTTCTGTTCCATTAGCATCAGGATTAATACTAGCATTAAAATGAATGTCAACTACTATATCATTAGCTCCAAACCATTTCTTGAATAGAGCAACAGTATCTTTAGTTACATTACTGTTAGGATCAACACTTACAGGTATACCCCAACTATTTAATTGTTCTTTAATAAGATCACGAAGTTCTACAGTAAGGTTACCTTCTATGTAACCATTACCTTCAGCACCCATGTCTTTACCTGGTACATTACTATGACCAGCACTTAGTACTATTCTACGCTTCATCTGTTATACAATTAAAAGTTATAATGTTATTGCTTAACAATGTTTCAACTAGTATTTCATTATGAGTTTGGAAGTTATTATGGTTCATAAGAAATACATATCCATTGTTACCTGCATGTTCTATTCTAGTACCTAATATAATATGAATAACTTCGCTTATCTCATGTACTAGATAATCTAATACAGCATGATCTGCGCAATCACCTATTATAATAGTTCTACTATTGAACTCAAATTCTGCACCAGTGATACTTCTATCTCTAATACAAGTATAAATTTTACCACAAATATTAATGGTAGTAGGTAAATTTATCATACCCATTGAATTTTATTATTAGTAATATAATAATGTGCATGATACTCACGTTCACCAGACCAATTTGCAATAGATGGTCTAAGAGTAATCAATCCATCATTATTAGTTAATGTCCAACGATTTAAAGGAGTTACTGCTTTACCACCACAACCACAAGCACATAGATGAATAGCAGTCTGATATTCTTCTGAAATATACAAGATACCTTCTTGTAATTCTTCATCTATATGTGTTACAAATTTAGGTATTAACTCTAGGTGTTTCATGGTTTTATTCCTAGTTCCTTAAATAGTTTTTCTGAGTGTTTCCAATTAGCAAGATCACTATCATAAACTTGTGATAGTCTATCTTCTAAAGTAACATTATCACCTTCTTTATAATTAGAAGTGATAAGATCACGTCTTTCCTTAGATAATAAATACTTTCCAAAAGTAGTTAAATCTGTTTCATCAAAAAATGTTGTCATAGTTATAATTGTTGATATTCGAATTTAGATTTAATATGATCTGCAAAGTATGTACCTGGTGAACTAGCGTTAAGTATTGCTACATATTCACGATTAGGTACTTCATGGTAAACATAAATACGCCCATTCTTAAATTGAACGAACAATTCTGATTCATCTTCATCATATCCTACAGCCTTAATTTGCGAGGATACTACAGGTATCATTGGAGGTCTTTCCATGGCAGTTTATTTTAAAGTTTGATCAGGATTCATGCTATCTTCTATTGTATCTCCACCATACATAACACCATCTTTATTATGTAGTTCTCTTACAATAAGAGCATCTGCTTTATTAAGTGTTTCTATAGCAGAAGGAATAGACATAGCCATTGCAATTAAATCTTTTTGTGCAGTAAATAACTTAGTAGTATCAGCATCTTCTACAATATCAGCTTTCTCGATCTTGATAATAGATGCATCAATCTTATTTCTAAGTATTCTAACTACACGAATATTGTTACGTAAGACAGACAATAATTCGTCTACCAATTCTTTAGCTACACTAGTAGTAAGATCAATGTATTCATCCATAGCTGCCTGTATATCTTTATCAGGCACAAAGCTAAGTGGTAAATCACATTGTTCTATAGCATAAGCATGTGCTTCTTTAGGAGAATATCCATGTACACGAGGGTGTCCACTATAATCACATATAAAATAGATATAGCGAAGTTCTTTAAAAGCTTGTGCTTTCTTCCGACCATCGCTATCTCCTGGACTACCTTTATCTCTAGTAAGGATCTTTCTTAAATGTTTATAGAGTGTTATTTCTTCTCTATCTAATTCAAGTACTCCATCAACTAGTTTAAATATTCTAATATTAGTCATTTAATCAACTTTAATAAGTATCAATGATGTTGGTTGTAATATACCATCATCTGCAACTAGATCAATCTTATATATTTTCTTTCTCCAGATAACAATATTCTTGATCTTCCATTTACCTTCTTTATACCAATTAATACTACCTGTTAATGTAGGCTTGTATTCAATAGTATAAGTTGCTTTATTTGTACCAAGTTCTTTTATTCTCTTTATCTTTAATGTTTTTATTATCAATGTATCTATCTCCACTACTATGTTATTATTGATAGTATCATAATAAGGAGTAAGAACAGTATCAATTCTAAGTCCGAGTGACGTGTGGAGTAAGTATTCAGTCTTGCGTAACTTAATACCAAGTTCTTTGTTGGTATTAGTAATTGCCTTAATTGTTTCATTTGTTGCTTTTTTTAGTTGTTTAGCTGTATAAGTTTGTTGATGTGTAGTAGCTACATACTTACCTGAGTTTGTTTTCCAATACTCAATACTAGACAACATAAATGTTGTATTCTGTTTATACTGATCTTTAATCTTATTGTACTGAATATTCTTATATATAAGAAACCCAATAACTAGTACTACTAAGATTACTAATAACCAAGCTCCCCTGATTATCCATTTCTCTAGTTTATCTCCTGTACTTGCCATATTAATTAAATTGTGATTGTAAAGAATGAACTTGAAACTCTCGATCTTTCAGTATAAGATCTATTTCAGGTTTCATATATTTAATGGGATGAAACTCTACTCGTTCCTCTAGTGTATGTTCATCTGTTATAATATGAAACAATAGTAAATCATCACATACTAGTCCTAGCATCTCAGCTAGTCTAGCATATAGACTAAGTTGGAATGTATACTTATGACCTTGACTAGCAGGAACATATGCTACAGGTGGAAGCATCATATCTGTATTCTCAATAAATTTACCTGTAAGAAAACCATTACGATCTTTCTCCCAATAACCAGGAATAAAGACTAATGGAGCTTTATTAGTTTTCCAATCAATGATAATAAATCTACCATCTTTAATAAGGAATACATCAATAAGACCTGAAATAAGATGTGTATAACTAAATGCACCTATTTCTGCATAAATACGATAACCCTGATAAGATAGATACGCAATAGTATCATATATATCAGGGTATCTCATATCTAGACCAACCTTTTGAAAGTAATCTAGTTGCACTTCACCATAACCAGGATGTTGAATAACATCTGCTATAGTATAAATATGACCATTAATAAAATTAGATGCACCTCTTTTATAGTTAGTAGCACCTTTAATAGCTGTTTCTAAGTAATTATGTTTCACATTACCTGTATCACAACCTTTAATACGTGCATTATCCCATTGAGCTTCTATCTGTGCTAAAGTTTTACCAGAATACTTAGGATTACCTCTAAGTCCTGCTCTATAACACTGTCTAGCTTTCTCTTTAGCGTCAAACTTAGGAGCATAAGTACCTAGAATAGTAGTAACACTAATATAGTCATTACTAAATTCATCAGTATATTTATGCCGTTCTTCATCAAAATAGATAGTAGTCGGATGTACTGAATTGATTGGTGCGGTCATATTGGCTATTTCTAGTCGATTTGTGCTACTTTTAGAAAAGGATAATAGTTTTGCTCAACTTAACAAAAAAGATGCCTATTGAGGTTTTTCCTGATTCCTTAGTAGTAGCTTTGGCTTCTGATAAGGCAACTGTTAAAGCTAATTTCTTATCTGCTGATTCCTTCACGATTACTTTCATTGTTGTAGGTGTTAAATTATTCGACAAAGATACAACAATAAATAAGACTTGTCAATAAGTAATGCAATAATAATTCATACTATGTTTTTTTAAATTGAAAGGGTAATATAACCTTACTAGTATCCTTATTAGCTTTACTATTTTTAACTCTAGTTCGTTTAGCAAATTGATCACTAGTTTGTGAAACCTTAGCTAACTTCTTTACTTCAGTACGTTTACTAGCAGGTACATGATAATAATCAATGTAATCTAGTTCATTAGCAACTTTATCTAAATGATTACGATAAATAACAGAACCTTCATTAATAGCAAACGTACCAAGGGAAGGTACTGCAATAGAGTTACCTTCCCTGATAGTATCTGCGATAAACTTACTTTGAAACTTTACTAAAACTACTACTAAGTCAAATTGATCTTTAGGTGCTAGAGCCTTAAACTTCTCTAGTTCAGCAAGAACATTTTTATTAACAGTAACCATACTATTAATATTCTTAATAGCAAGTTTTATTCCAGTCAGTGTTTGAAAATTCTGTATTTCCATTATTCTGCAACGTAGAAGATATCAAATGAACTGATCACAAAGAAATCATGAAATTTGATACGAGGAAAAAGTTTAACAATACTTAAATAATCTTCACGTGGTAAAGCTTTAAATGACTTATGAATAGCTTCCCTACCATAATCATCTGAAAACTTAGCTCCAGCAAGTCTATTATGACAATGTACAACATCGCCAGGTTTACAGTTAATTACTTCTTCTCCAACACTTAATACAGTAAACGCCATGTAATCAGTAACTCCTTCTGATTTAGAAGTATCAAGCTTGTTAAATACTTCAAGTGGAGTATCTTCAGCTACAAGTTGAAGGATTACATTATTTTTAGTAGTAGTACCTGGGAATATTTTAGTCTTCCCTTCTTCTTGCATAAAATTCTTAATTGCACCTTTAGTAAGAAGATACTTACTAGGTACATCAATTAGAGAATTAATATCTTCTTTTCCAGCAAGACGATGAATATAAGTAATCACGTCACCTGCAAAAGCAGCATCAATTGTTGAAGGAATACCTTCTTGTACGTTAGTCATTGGATTAGTTTAATTAAATGGTAAATTAGTTGATTCCGATATATTTGTTGTTTCATTAGAAGTCATAGGACTTCATTGTAATTCTTTATTAGCATTAAAACTAGGTAGAACTTCATTAGTTAGACTATTGTTGTCGCTAGTAGTTGGTCTAGTTATCTCGATCTGAGCATCTTTAAAAGTCTTAAAACTTTTAAGACTATTGCTTCGGTAAAAGCCTTGCAAAGATATAAGTTTTAATAATACAAAGCAAATATTTTTTAATAAAAATAAATAAAAATAATTTAAAAACTTATGCTTGAATCAATAGTCGTATGAAGTATAGTAGTATTAGTACTTCTAAAGACATAAACAGTAGTCGATATGACTATATTTTATGTCTAGATAAATCATTATGTACAGTAATAGTTTAATCCTAATAGTGGTTTGCTATACCTATTATATATAGGGCAAATTTGCCTTAAATAATGCTACTAATACTAGTGTACATACCGATCTTCGATGGGAATTATTGGTTTTATTTGATAGTTTCAAATATATTATTGCAAATAGGAGTAAACATAGGGAATATACTTGTTTAGAATATGATATTGTTAATAATATTGAGAAGGTAATCTTCCCGGTAGAAATAAGGATGTAGCAATCTTGAGCAAACGTGCTAATATAGGTAGAAATAGTGTTGAAACTAGGGTAAATTCTAGTAAATTTAATGAAATTGTTATGAGAGGAGAGATTATTATAGTAAATAGAATTAAATATAGTAAATATTCTAGTAATTTTGATAAGATTTATAAGAGAGGAGAAGCTAGCTTGAGAATAAAGCTGGATACTAGATTTATATGCGCTAGTAACCCTCCTGCTCGAACACCCCCTACTTGAATTTGGCGGCGACACTCCCCCGCCTTAGGCTGATAGGGATATCAGTAACAATCGTGGAGTGAAAATTTCACCCAAAACTCAGACTCTCATGGAACCTACCAGAGAAGAGTTGCTTGCTACTCTTAAAGCAGCACAGGAGGCATTTGCAGCCTCACAAACTCCCGCTAACAAGAAAGCTATGGACGCAGCACAGGCTGCATTCGACGCATTCGAATTGGCTAATCCACCAGCCGCAGGTGCTACTACTACCAGCAATGGTTATCCTAAACGGACTGTCGAAGAGAAACTCCCAATGCGTATCATGCGCATAGTGACCAAGCCCTTTGATATCATCCTCAAATCAACTGGCAAACCTTCACACAAAGTAGGAGGATTGGAACTCATGCAACCTATCGTGCTACCTAACGGTGCAAAGATTGGTATTCTTCCTCTGTCGGCTGAACAGGCTTCGAGGATCATGGAAAACACTGGAGCACGTTCCCTGAAAGAACTTGCTACATTCGTCGTGCCTTCACGTACTATTGTATGGGTTGACAAGTTGAAAGGTGCTACCGCTGATGATGAATCCTATCTACCGCAGGTGTTGCAGTTCGAAGGACAAGTCGAGATCGCAAAGGACAACTACGCCGAGGCACAAAAACGCCAGCGTTCTACCTTCAGCGTAGCCGGATTTGATCCCGAAGGCGAAGAAGGTATCGAGAAGTAATCACCTTCGCTTCCTACAGTCGGAGTAGGGCTACATCATCAGCCCTCTTCGACTTACTACCACAGCTGGTCATAGTGACAGTCGTACTATTCCTGTTCCCATTGGAAATAGTACTGACTGTCACTCAACCAGCTCTTATCCTCATTGCAACTAATAAGCTACTCAAGCAAGTCTTTGTAATGATTTTCCTCATGCATACTAATAAGCTACTAGTATTAATAAATCTATTGATAATAGTAATAATATTAGTAATGTTGCAATAAGACTGTAGCTAGTATTAAATATTATTAGGATTGAAGAGATTGGTATGAGCGCTTCGCGCACCATCACAAGTACTATTTCAACCTCTCGTGCAAGCTCTCCTCTTACTCCTAATAATTATATAATGTGTCTTACCTTATCAGCACCTAATAAGCCTCAAATTTCACTCATATTTTACATCAACTTCTTACATATTACTATTACTATTTCTAGTTATCATTCACATATTAATACTATTTTTATTAATCTTAACAACATGAAACATAAACCTGGTCTCTCAACACGTGATAGAATATCTTTAATAGCTTATGCTGTTAAAGATATTCTATCACGTGTTGA